AAGAGTTTGTTCAATTAAACTTCCAGCTTTTTCTGCTGCTAAAATTTCTGGAGTTAAATATTTCCATCCTTCTCCGCCTTTAAACAGAGCCTTCATATGGAATACACCCTTTACTATATATCCAAAGAAGTTTGCAAGTACACCAGTTAACATAATAAGTGGTCCAGCTACAGCTGTTAGCCCTCCAAATAATGTTAGTACTTGTTTTAATGGCTTAGGTAAATTATCTACAAATTCTAATATTTTTGTAACAACATTAATTAATGTTGTGTTAATTGCTAAAAATTGATTTCCTACTGTGGCCAACTCAGCCTTTAATCCTTCTACAGCTCTATTATATCTTCCAGAAGCAGATTCTGTAACAGCCTTTAATTCTCGATCAGCCAATGCTCCCAAATCGCCTGTGCTTGCTTTCATTAAGTCTAAAACTTGTAGTGTCTGGCTTCCTTGTTTTCCTAGATTTTCAAATAGGGCATTCATTCTAGAAAACTGGAATTTACCAAATAAATTTTCAATTGCTTGTTGCTTTTTTAATGGATCAAGCTGATCTAATGCTGCTTGCAAAGCAAGTAAGGTATCTGTGGTGCTTCCAGCATTGTCATTTACAATTCCTAAAAGATCTATTCCAAATCCCTTAAATTGTTCTACAGCTTTATCTGTAGGGTTAATTAAAGATGCAAGACCTGATTTTAGTGCGTTAGCACCTTCAGATGCATTAATTCCACCTTCACGCATAGCTGTTAAATAAAGAGCTAAATCTTTTACGCTTCCGCCTAAACCTTGAATTACTGGTCCAGCCTTTGGAATTGCTTCCACCAAATCATTTAGACTTGTTGATGTTTGGTTTTCAACTGCGTTTAAAAAGTTAATTGATTCTGATAGTTGATCTGTATTTTGTTTAAATGCAGATTGAATTGCTAATGTTGCTTTCATTGCTTCTGCTCTATCAACTTCTCCAAGCACTGCAAGTCTAGTTGTTTCTTCGATTGAAGCAATAAGCTCCTGTCCAGTTTTTCCTGTTGCTGCAATATCTGCGCCTAGCGCTAAAGTTTCTCTATATGACGCACCTAAATTTTGAGATAAAGCTTTAGCTGTTGCCTCAACCTCTTGTCTTACCTTACCTAATTCTTCTGTTGTAGTTCCAGCAGTATCTCCATAAACCTTTACAAGTCTTGTTAACTCTGCATCTGCCGTTCTAAAAGCATCTGCTGCAGCTTTTCCAAATGCTGCTAGAGGAAGTGTAAGACCTACAGTTAACTGACGACCTGCCCACTGTGTATTTTTACCCCAGTTAATAAGTTGACCAGCGCCCTGCTGAACAACTTTATTCATAATCTGAAGTTCTTGTCTTGCAATTGCAGTTTTATTTTTTACTTCGTCAAGGCCTCTAGGCACCTGTACGTTAAATTGCATTAGCCCCTGAGCATTTCTTCCCAGAGGCTGTATAATTGCGTTTTGCAATGCTACTTGTTGTTTTGCAAGATCTCTAATAAGTCCGCCAGATGTTTTGGCGTGATTTTGCATAGTCTTATAATATTGATTTAACTTAAGCTGTCCTGAATCTAAATTTTTTCCAAATTTTTCTACATCAGAATTTAAGCTTACAAAGTGTGTTGAAAATTGGCCTGTGCTTCTTAAAGTGTCCGAAAAGGACCTATTCATTACTGCAATTTGATTTGCAAACATCTTGTTTGATGATGCAATTTTTTCTTGCAGTTTAGATAGGGATGCGGTTACTTTATGAACATCTGCAATGAGTCCCGAAAAATCCGCATCTGCGGTAATTCGGGTTCTTACTTGTTCATCAGCCATTTATTACTCCTTAGAATATCCTAAACCTGCTCCAATTCCAAATCCTGCTTCTGCAGCAAATTGTCCTTGTAGTGAAACTATGTCAGATCCGTCTGCTTCAATTCCTAATGCTTTTCTTCTGACATCTTCAAAGGTAGGACCTTCGTTTTTTTCTTCTTCGATGTTAAGATCGATACCTTGCATTCCTGCAAGAAACTTTCTTTCCTCCGACTCTTTCTTTTTAATAGATTTCAATGTTTGCAATAACTCTGGCATTGAAAGACTTTCTTCTAGTTCTTCGTAATTTTTCCAATGACCTAAAAGAAAAACTTCTCCTAATAAAGCGGCTAAGTCTAGTTCTGACCAGCCAGAACCGCTGCCGCTAGTAGGTTTGGGTCGTCCAACTTAATACCACCACATACTTCAAGTATGCGGTTGATGGTTGGAACGTCAAGAGCATCTTCTAATGCGTCTCTATTTGCTACGAGTTCTGGTTGCTGCTTTTCTAGTGCTACTGCTACTGCATCAATTAAAATATCTAGAGTTTCATCTTCTGTTGTTGCTTCACCAGTTCTTTGGATGGCTTGCATAAACTTTCTAAGCTCTTTAATTGTTAAAGGCTTAAGTTTTACTACGGCACCATTTTGTAAGGTGATTTCTTCTACATTATATACTGTTGTTGCCAATTTAATCCTCCTAGGATCTAGTCTCATTTATTATAACATATAGGTATTATCACCACAAACAGAAGACCCCCCATTTCTGGGGGGCCCTGTTAATTAATAAATTAATTACGCAAGAACTCGGTCAATAATCTTACCATATTCTGAACCAGTGTAATTAGCGTCTGGAAGCAGACGGAATGTTACTGGGAAAGTTGTTGGTGTATTACGTGCTAGTGAGAACTGTGACTGTTGTACAGAAAGAACACGACGTGCATAATATACACGCTCTGTTGTTGCTGCTACTTCTGCCGATGCACCCTTTGCAAGAGTTGGTGCTTGACCAACTGCAAACAACTGACGCTCTGTTGGCTGAACACCAAGTGCTCCAGCCTCAAGGCCAAGTGTTAGAGACTTATCGTCTGCACCTGTTGCGCCCTTTGTAGGGTATGCATCTGTTGATGCTACGTTATCCTTTGTGAGAGTTGAAGCTCCCTGTCCGAATACCAAAAGAACGTTTGCAAGTGTTCCTTCAGACATTTCGGTTGCAATCATAACTTCCATCGCTGACTTGAAAAGCTTAGCTGTATCAAGAAGCTGATCTACTGTTACTGAATCATATGTTGGGTTGTAAGTGATCTGAAGACCATTGTTGGTGAAACCAACGTTACGAACTAGATTAGATGCTGCAAGTGTAGTTGCGGCTGATGTTCTTGGAGCAAATGAAACTCCTGAACCTGAATCTAGAATATTTTCAACGTATGATGGATCTGTTGAATCCTTGACTGATACATATAGTGGTGATGCACCAACAAGAATATTCTTTGCATTATTAAATGCCATTGTTATACCTCCTGTTTTTTAAACATAATATTAAGTTTTTGTGGCTGGCTAGGCCGTTCCTCTTGTCTAATTGTAGTGGATAAACGACCCAAAGGCAAACTCTATACAAACCTGCCATTTACGTCAGATATCCTGGCATACTTAACTTCAAGGATTACATCTGAAGACAAAAATCCCTGGATTTCTTCAGAAGGACTAGTTGGGGAAATCTCTGATATAAAAATGCTGTAGAACTTAAACTTATCAGATACTCCACCCCACAAATTTAGATCCCTTGCTGAGTCATCCATTCTTCTAAATAAATCTGTCATAAAATTTCTAAGCTGATTTATCTCAGAAACGTCTGTTGAATAAATAGTAAAAAGTATTTGTTCGCAACATATTGCCCAATTCTCTTCATACGACATACCAATCTTGTCATACACAATATGGGTTTTGCCACTTAAAAATTGATTCATCTCTGGAGACTGTTGAACTGGAATAATGGGAACAATTGATGAACCAAGGCTGTCTGAGTAATAATCGTCTGCTTCTAATAGACCTATTGTTAAAATTTGATCCCACAAATATTTTCTTATTTCTATTGAGGCATCTAACTTATAGTCTGCTGTCATAATGACCCTCCAAATGCCTGAGTAAGTGCAGAGTCCGCCTGTGAACGAATATAATTTGGAGAAAATGAATATTGAACTCTTTTAATATTTGATGGAACGCTTAATGCTTTTGAAATAGAACTATTAAACATTTTTTGAAATCCTGATTTTTTAATTGAACCGCTTACAAGTTGGCCACTAAAAAATCTAGAATATTGTAGGTCAAAGGAGTTCTTTACAGAGGGTCCTCCAGGCCTTCTAACGGTCACTGAAGCCCCTTCTGGCATAAATACAGTAACTCCATCCATAGAAAAAACAAGTCGCTTAGAGGAGCGTGGAGAGATTATTAGAGGCTCTCCTTTTTCCATAATAAAAGCTTTATCTCTAAACACATGCTTTTTGCCTGGCATTCTAGTTGGTACACCAACCTTAGATGGCAAAAATTCATAATTAATTGCAAATGAAAGTCCATCTTGAGATACTTTATTTATCTTAAATAATCTAGAGCTAGCATCTCCAGTCTTTTTCCATTCATATACATGGTGAAAAGATTTTGGCTTAATTCTTGATTGAGAATCTATATATTCTGGAAAATCTTTGTTTATTTGATCAAAGATTACTTTAGTGAATTTGTTTTGAAATGTTTTATTAGTAGTCAATTTGGCAATGACGTTTGCTTCGTAATAAACATATGCAGATACTTGAGCAACTGTGCTATCTTTAAATATTGTCTTATCACGACTATTACTGCCTACGGCTAATCTTTCTAGGCCGCTGGCTGCTTGAAGTAACATTCCATTATAGTCCAATTTGCTGATTCTCCGATCTCTTTACAGATGTGTTGAATCCAATAGGTTTTCCAAAAGGATCTGTTATTGGTGTCGTTCCTATAATTTCAAAAACTGTGGGGGTCTCATTTGGATAATTTATTTCAGTCCAAATTGGCCTATTTGAAGAATCACGAATATTGCTTATTTTATCTCTAGCTGTTAATCTCTCTAAAGTTCTTATTTGTAGAACCTGTTCATTAGAATACTTATTTGAAAATACTTGTCTGTCGCTGCCTCTTGAAGTTGCCGAATTACTTATAACCCCCTTTGCATGGCAATTCACCGTTTTATAAAAGATCCATTCTTTTTTAATGGCGCCAGTATTTGCATCCTGAGAATCTATTTGTCTGTATACATCCAACTTCATAGAAAGTAGGGAGTCTATTAAATTGTTCATTAAATTATTACCGACTGAGTTAAGACATATTCTGATAAAAGCTGATCTGCATAGGCGTTTCCAGTACCAGTATAAGCTTGTGAATCAAACTCAAAGTTCCAGTCAAACGTCTGTATTGTTTTTAAGTACCTGTTTCTCCATTCTTTATCGTTAGAGAAGAAATCTTTAATAAGCTCAATACATGCTAAATCAACTTGGGCTGGCACTTTATTCCAGCCAAATTTACCTATAACCTTATATTTTACATTTGGTATAAATGCACCAGTCCCATAATCATTAAATGATGGAGGCACCATTCCGTTTGCAATATATGTTGAGTTATCTAGTAGATTTGCTCTATTAACTTTAATTCCGTATCCAGTTTCAGATACTTCTAGGCTAAGGCCCCAGTTGTTTATAGAATTTAAACTATCATAGAGAAGAACATCATTTACATATAGCTTATATATTGTATTAATTTTTTGTTGTGTTGGTAGAACATCTGACCCAGAACCATAAACTAGCTCTACATCATCGTACAAATAAAACGACTGTCCAGTATAGTCTTCAATTTTTCTACGTGCATAATTTTCTGCAGCTTTTAATTCTTTATAAGACCTATAAGATGGATCTGAGGGATCTGAACTTATACCAAGCTCTTGGTACATCTGAGACAAATCGGTATATGGAGTAACAACAGAGACGTCGTGAGTTTTAGAAACAGCAGAAGAGTTTACGGTATAATTCCACTCTAATTTTAAAACCCTGTTTCTTGTTGTTATATTTAAAGGAATATAAACATTGTACAAACCAATATTTGTTTCATCTTTAACTGAAGTTAATGTTGTTAAAATGGTAGTAGGGCTTATTGATGGAACAATAGCGGGGTCTTCTGTAATATCATAAACTTTTACAGTTGGGGCAGAATCTGAGTCTACTACCTCTCCTTGCCAAAATACCTGATGAGATATTGGCGAGTTGGTACCTATCAATACTTCTGCCATTGACCTACTCCTTCTTATTGCTTTTAGTTATAAAATTCCTGAACTTCCTTTGGAGTTGCAACTCTGAAACCTTCTTCTACGTCAAAAATCTTTTGAGCTTCTGCTTCAGTTAGTGCTACAAAAGGGTGCTCCTTTGTAAATGTATGCCCTTGAATATCATATCTAAAATTATCTCTAGTCATTCTTACTAGGACAGTTCCAGCCGCCTGCTCTTTTTTGTGATCAAACTTAGGCAATACTTCAATCGTGTCTTCTTCTGATACATCTTTCATTGTTTGTAGTGTTTTTTGATATACAGACCATGTTACGCCTTCTTCTGATAATGCTGCTATTACGTCTGCTTTATTCTTTAAGGTTCCTGTATCTACGCCAAAATCTTCGGCAAGTTTCTTTAGTTCGGTTACCTTTAATGTGTCAAATGACATATTGTCTCCTTTTTCTAGGTATTTAATTATATCATTGTTAAATTCAAATGAAAAGCCCCCAAAAATAAATTTGGGGGCTTTTCAAGCCTATTTCCTAATTAGGAAGCGACCTTAACGTTCTTTACAACTACCCATGCATCAGCTTGTTCAATCTGAACGCCAACACGAGTAAACATTGTGTATTCGATAGAGTCCTTCTTTGGCCAGAAGAAGCGATATACAGTTACATCACGCTTGATACCAATAACTACGTTATTTGGGAATGTCAAGTGTACGTCTCCGTGATCGCCAGTCTCACCAGAGTAGTCACCGTCTTGTGCCTCTTTTAGAAGAGGAACTTCAACGATTGGAATACCGAATGCGAATGGTGCAACGAATCCAGCTGGACCACCAAGACCTGGTTGATCTCCACGGATAATGCTTGAAGCAATATCTTGTGGGTTTACGTTCTGGATGTTTTGTGATGTTGAGTACAAGTAGTCCTGGATCAAGTTAGATCCTGCAAGGAATCGAAGATCCTGGCGACGTTGCTTGTACTTGCGTGGAAGTGCCTTCAACGCTGAGTTGAATACTGCACGAGAAATATTAGCACCTGCTGCGTCAACTACGTGTCCGCTAGCCTTTGCCTTCTTTACAACACCGTCAAATGACTTGTATAGGTTGTCTGAAGTTAGAGCTGTATTTCCGTTAAGAACTACATCTTCAATATCATTACCTGCCTGTGTTGCCATCAAACGTGCAATGTGATCTTCTAGATCTGCACCTTCAATGTTGTCTTCAAGTGCTTCTGTTGAAAGCTCCCAGTCTAGGCGAAGCTTCTTTGTTGTTAGAGAAATCTTTGAGAAAGTCACTGCACTGTTTGTGCCTGTGTTTTCACCTTCTGAAGCAAGCTTCATTAGTTTCTCTCCGACTGACATACGGTCAATCTCTGTTGTATCGGCCTTCATTCGGACTGTACGGGCGACCTTACCAATTACGGTAGCATCGAACATATAATCTAGAAAGCGGGCTGATTGTTCTGGGTTTAGAAGTCCACCGTTTCCGTTTTCGGAAGCTCTGTGTACTCCTGTACCACCTGTTGAGGAGCCAAAGCCTGTTGATACTGTTGTACCTGCTTCTGCTGCCTTTTCTAATAGTTCATTACTCATTTATTTCACCTACCTTATTTGATTAATTCTTGTACGGAACCGAGGAAAGAACCGTTCCATTTAGATTTGGATTTTTGTAAAACTTCCTGAGACCCGCCAAGGTCACTGGACTTCTTAATTGCAGTGTCTGATTCTACTGCGTCTACACGCTTCTCAACTGTGTTGATTAGTGTGTTAATTTCTGCAACTGCCTTTGATAGCGCTGCATTTTGTTCTGCCAATTCTGTAATCTTAGCTTCTACATTCTTTGCAAAAGACTCTACTGAATCTTTGATTGCTGAAACTTCAGCAGACTTTTGTTCTGCTGACTTTGCTACAGTTTCTGAGAAAAAGTTCTTAATTTCGCCAAGCATCTTTGCAAAATCAGGTTCATCAACCTCAACTTCTGATACGTCGGCTGCTTTTTCCAGAGTTTCGGCAGGAGCGTCTGCTACTGCATCTGCAGGAGCTTCAGCTGGTGCTTCTTCAGCAACAACTGATGTTTCTTCTACGGCTGCTTCTGGTGCTACTGCATCTTCTGCAACTACGTTTTCTGTGTTTTCTGACACTTCATTACCTCCTTCTGCGTTTGCCTGTTTTGCAATTGTTTGTGTTTCAGGCAACGACACTCTTGATTGCTTGTACGCATCAAGAATTTTATCTATCTCTTTTGCTTTATTTACATCATTACTTTCTACCCAACCTATTAATTCTGCTGGTTTATTTGTAACTGGTGATACATAAGTTTTGTCTGTTGAGATAAAAACAGAATCACTTTCTGCACAATAAAAAATATTTTCCATTTTAACATCTGCTGCTATTCCTTTAAAAACTAACTGTCCGTTAACTTTTGAAATAGACAAAATGTTACATAGTTCATTTGCTGGTGAGTCAACAATTGAAAGTTCAATTAAATCATAGTCTTTAATAAATCTAACAGATTGACCAGTAGCTTTATTTACTTCATTGTCAGACTCATTAATTTTTCCGCCGATTGAAAATCCTGAAAGAGTACCATCTAGAACTTTTTCCCATGTATCTTGTGCACCCTTTGAAATGTATGCATCAACATACACTCCGCTATAAAAAGATTTTGTGGTTGGATCATAGAATGTTTCTGGTTTAAAAGAAACAACCTTTCCAACAGCAAGAGGTGTGTGCATCTCACGAAGGTTGCCACGGAAATTTTCAAAAGCTTTTAGGCTTGCTTCTGCTGTAACAACATCACCAGTTTGATCAACGTTATCTAGTGTTGCAAATCCAGAAACAGTTCTTTTCTCACGGTTAACCTTTGTAAAAGGAACTGAGAGATGAATGCTTTCGCCATTGGCAGACCAATAGGATTTTTCTATATTCATATGCTTAATTTTATACCGTTATACTATATAACGCAAATAAGTAGTCGAGCAGATATTACTCTGCTGACCGCCCATCGCCTTTAGCATTACGACCCTCCCCAGATTTATCAGGAGAATTTGCAGATCGCTCAGAATCTCTAGTCCTGGTTTTTCCAGCTTGTGCAACCTGCTCAGCTGCCGCATCAGCCTTTAAATCAACGACCTCGTCTCCCCCCTCAATTGGAATCATACCCTTTCTAATTCTAACCTCATTAGGGGTAATTACCTGCATACGCAAATATCTTTCATCAATTTTTGACTGAGTGTCTTCATCAGTAAGGGTAAGTTCATTAAATTTAATTAATAAAGCATCTGTTTTTTCTTCAATAATTTTATTTAATTTCTTTGCTAAATTATTTTGTGCTGGGCCACAGACCTGTTCTCTAAATGTTTTATCGGCATCTCTAGCTACTGCAAGATTTACTCCAGCTGGGGTTCCTACCTTATTAATAGGAACTCTGTGGGCAAGTAATATCTCGTCTCTGTTTGACAGTCTGTATGTATTAAAAGATCCTTCTTGTGTACCAGCTTCAATTGGCTCCATTTTAAATTCAACTTTTGAGTCTGGAGAATCTGGTGGCAAAGGTATGTAAAGAGATCTATGGTTTTTACCCTTAAGCCCTACTTGAAAAAATTCAAGAAGCTTTCTCTCAGAATCTGTAGAAAGCTTTGCTCCCTTTACTGTAATAATATATCTTGGAACAGCCTTGTTTTCAAAATAATCAAGGTTATACTTACCAGCAAATTCGTTTCCTGCCATTGCATTTTGTGCGGCAATAATATCTGGAATTCCATAATAATTATTTGTAGGTGTATATTTCTTTAGATGAATAACTTCATTAGGCCTATCTTCAGCACCAGCAATTGGATTCTCTGTTGATAAGTCTCCAAAATTTCTGAAATATACAGCCTTGCCATATAGCAATTGAATAAAGCCATCACGTAGTCTACGAACTCTCATAGTTTTTGCTGGGATATGTCCAATATATCCAATGTTTCCAGCAACAGTTCTTCCGATTTCAATATATCCATTACCAGTTGCTTCTAAATCTACATAAGCCTTTACTAACGTTTCAGTAAATGTTTCTTCTTCATTTACAGACTCTAGCCATTGCTCTAGGTCTCTTTTAATTCTATTAATTTTATTTCTTGCTCTTTCAAGCTGCTTAGGATCATCAATTTCATCTAGCGCATCTTTTGTTTTTCCTGTTTCCTCAAAAGAATAACCAAGGCCAACAATGTTTGAAACCTTAGCGTTTATCGCTGCATAATTGTATGGAGAGATTTCATAAATTTTTGAAAGATATTCTAAATTATAAGGTGGTTCAATTAAATCAAACATTGCGTAGCCAGTAATTGCTTGGGCTAACAAGTTTTGCTGTGTTGCAGTTCCGTCTATACCAACAAATCTTTTTTGAAGATCTCTTCCCATTTTTCTACGAAAAGAGGAGCCTAGTCCATTTATTTTTCGTAATTCTTCTCCGTCTACCTTAAATGGGTCTGTTTCTGTAGATGCACTTGGCGCATTAAATTTCATCCAGTCTGCTACATTAGATATATTAATAGAATCTTGCATTTCATTATCGTCTTCAATAAATTCCATTATTTATTTCCCCCATTTTTTAAGGCTCTCATTTCATCCTTATAGTTTCCAATATCCAAAGGATCTGGAACTAGTCCCCAATCAAGTCTTTGTTTTTGGTGTTCAAATTCTTCGTCTGATATTTTTCTTCTGTTAGAAAGAAATTTAGGCCCGCCCTCATATATGCCGTATGAGCGAACTTCTCTAGCCAAAGCATCGATTCTGGATCTATTGCCTTTTTTTGACGTGATCGAAAGAAAATTGCCATCGTCATCTCCAATCCATCTACCGTCTGGCATTTCCCAAACATATATGCCAAGTGTTGTTTCTTCAACAGTAGTCTGATTTAATCTTTTAATATCCATAGGATAATATGATACCATTCTTTAATACATAAGTCTACATTTTGTCATCAAAATGTTCAAATTATACGCTTTGGATAACCACCCAGTCATTGTTATAGTATTTTAGCTCACTATCTGTCAGGGTTACGACTGGCTCTGTTAAGCTAGACTGAGGTTGCCCAGTATACAAGGTAAAGTGGGTGTCACAAATACTGCCAGTAATTTCTTTTTGGTATATTGCTATATTTTTATATAAGTTCTGTCCGCCACCAACATTTAGGTCTATGGCCCCTGTAATTGGTGATGTAAAAACAACCACTATGTGGTGTGGCTGCTCTGGGATTAAATATGATGATATATTTGATTGGGTTGAAATATCTACGTTATTGATGTATATCTTGCTTATATTACTTTTTGTTATTGCTCCGCTATTATTCCATGATAATCCATTTACCAACCCATTTCCGATAGTTGCGGTAGGAGTGTAAATCATTTCTATTGATTTTATATCTGATAGGGTGTTTATTGTAAATTTGTCTGATAAGGGCCTAATTCCATTCATATAATTTCTTGACAATACTGGGTACCTGATTGAAGATAAATTATAATCAGAAGTTGAAGTAATTTTGTCTCCGTAGTTGTCTGCGTATAAAGTTCTATCTGAATAAAAACTTACGCAAAAAAATGATAGCCTAGGCTTATATTTTGCAACATCTGTTGTTGTCATTGTAATTTCAAGATACAGTTTATATTCTGAAGAAAATGATCCAATTTTATACTGAGGTACTGGGCTACCATTAGTACAGACCTGCCAGTTAATGCCATCTACGCTTGAACGAACAGAAACTAATTCGGAATCTCTCCATTCAATTTTAGATGTAGTTAGACCTAAACTATTTGGTATTAAAACAGAGTCTTGATATACAAATGTTTGTGCTCCAGATAAATCAGAATAAAAAGAAACGTACCTAGATTCATTATCATAATAAGTGTTAGAAGATAAAATGTCTTCCCATTTTTTATTAATTGGATAAGAGTACTCATAGGTAGATCTTATATTTGCATCAGTACCAGAGAACAAAACTCCTTCGTCTGGAAATACAACTTGAATTGCTGGAGATGTGATATTACCATCTATATAATGTTTTTTTATAGCAGCATCTGTTAATGCATATCTATATATTGCTGGAGCATCAACTATAAAAGAATCCTGTGCAGTATTACAAGGACCTATTGATGGCTCAAAATTTGTTGCAGAAAATTTAAAATTAGATAAAGTTTTTGAGGCTGCCTGTATACCATCAATATAAATTACAATAGACCTGGTTGTATATACTGCAACTAAGTAAATTGATTTTTTAATATATGGCAGGCTATACTCTACGGATTCAGATCCAACCTTAAAAATAATATTTCCTTTTTGCCAAAATATTCCAGTTTCAGAAGAACCAAATATTTTTTGTATATCGTTAGAAGATCCATAAAACATTGGATAAATCCAGGCTTCAAGCGTAAAATCGTTATCGCTTGTATATTTAGTTGCTAGACCTTCTGTTGCTGTAACAGCATAATAGTTTTTAGTTACTGGAAGAGATATAGAAGAAGAGTTTGTGATTAAAGTTCCTCTTGTGCCACCAGAAACTAGAGGCAATATATTATAGTTAAAGGTTCCAGAGTAAGTTCCGTTATTTGAGCATCCTGAAAAATCATATGCTGTAGTTCCGCTACTCTCGTCAAGTCTCCAAAATCCTATTGGATTTTCTTGCATAATTTTTGACTGGTAGCTCATTTACTTTAGCCCTTATCGTCAGAAATTGATACTGGAGGGTTTTTATAGAAAAATAGTGGAACACAATATTTTTTACCAGATGTAACAACTTTTGCCTGATGAATATAATCTGGAGTAGAAGGGAAAAATATTAAACATCCAGATTCTGGTTTAATTGTAATATTATGTTGAGGAAACGCTAATTCTCCACCTTCATAGTCATCATTAATATAAATAACAGCAGATAATATTGTTTGATTATCGTCTCCTGGGAAATCATCAAAATGTGGCCCCATGTCTGAGCCAGTGTTGTATTCTTTAATTTCAAAGGTACTAGGAAGATGAGGTATGTCCTTTATATCTAATCTACTAAAATATTTTTGAGCCAATTCTTCTGCTGCTTTTCTCATAACCTCTACAAGATCATAGGCAATTAAATCTCCTCCAGATGGCTCAGAAGAATGATTAAATATAAAATGCCCTGTTTTAGTTCTACCATAAAAATACTCTGGGTCATCGTTTGCAGGCCATGGCAACCAAGGACCTAGCTGCTTTAATGGGTTTCCTTTTATATTAAATGTTTTTTCATCTTCAAATCTTGCATCTAACTCTTCTAGCTCTCTAGGCCAACTTTCCATTAAATTTATAACATTTTTAAAAACAAATATTTTATCAGCAAAAATTGTAAGATTTTCTGTCAAATCTTTAACATTAACATTATTCATTACTATTCACCCTTACCCTTATAAATTGGAGCATTTCCAGCAGCTTTGTCTTTTGCCCATTGATCGTAAGACAAATCTTGTTCTTTTCTAGTTGCAGCTAATTCATCAGCCCACCTTTGCCTTTGTTCGTCTGTATATTCCATTCTAGCGTCATCCCAAAAAGATCCTATTGTATATCTATCTCTTCTAGTATTTTTGACTTGAGTGACTTCGTGTTCGTTACCATGTCCGCCTTTAAATATTGCATATAAACCAACCTTTGGCTTTATTGCTATATCATAATGTTGAAAGTTTAATATGCCTCCATCAAAATCATCATTTAAGTATAAGAATCCAGCATATCTACTTCTTTCAAACGCTGTTGGCTTACCGTCTTTTGAATTGTCTGAATGAAAATCTGCGAAAGCTCCTTCTACCCACTTTTGAGCATGATAACTAATTTCAGCAAATTTATGTCCAAATATATCTTCGCCACACTTTTTAAATTTAAACTTTAATCTGTTAAAGTAGTCTTCTGGTAGGCCAAACTCTGGCAGAGTAGGATCTGAGTCCCAGAATCCCATTGCAAAAGAGTCATAAAAAGAAATTTGATTCCACTTAAGTCTTCCACTTTCAACTAATGATTCTAAATATTTAATCATAGCTTCTGCTTCTTGCTCGGAAATAAAATTTTCAACAGTAAAGACGTCGTCTTTCCACTCTTTAATTGTTGGATATTTATCTAAAATTTCTTGACTAATCACTTGTCTTCCTTTGTTAATTGTTTAATAGTCCAAAACCATGGAGATGTATATCTTGTTCCCTTTGTAACCTTATCTACTCCGTGAATATAATTTTTGTCTCCTGGGAAAAAATATACCGCTCTTCTTTTTGGCTTGAATGCAATTTTTTGTAATGGGAAATGAAGCTCCCCTCCTTCATAATCTTCGTTTAAATAAAATATTGTTCCTAGGTCATACCAAGGGAAATCGTTTTCAGTTCCTGCATCTGGACCCTCGTGTAATTCTTTATCTGCATGTGGAAATTGAAAAGTTCCTACTGGCCATCTAACTATAGCTGGGTTTGTTGGCTCAACTTCTACAACACCAAAAAAATCTTCTATAACTGGTTTAAATCTTGCTATTACTTCACGAAGCATGTCTACAACTTTTTGATCTGCTTTCATTAAGGTGTTTAGTGTAGCTACTCTATTTTCCCATGGTCTGTGATCATAAATAATTGTGCCATTTTCATTATAATGAGATTCGGTTACGTCCCAGATCTTATTGTTTCTGGCAAAATTTTCTAGATAGTCGCACTCTTCTTCTGTAAGAAAATTTTCTATTTCGCCTATCATCTCTGGACCAGACCCAAAATAACCTGAAGGGGTGATTGACTTTCTAGCAGTTCTAATATGCTTACCCTCTTCTAAAGAATCATGATTTTGAATGATATCATCGTCGTGAGCGCTTTTAAACAAAACGTCACTATCGAAAGAAATTATATTGTCCATTTTTTCTCCTTATTCATAGCTTTTTTTAACCCAAGTTGTTTTTTTATAAACTCCGCCAAATTTAACTCTAAATTTTGATACGATTGACATGTGCCTATCGTACATTTCGTCATTACTATAGTATACCATCTCTGAAGTCCAAGCCTCACGCTTTATCGGAAATATCTGAGCAAACGGTGTTCCTTTTGGAATTAAACCAGAAAACCCTTCTTTTAAAAAGAATGGCATTAAGCCTGGCAAAGTATACCTATCGCTATCTATTATTCCATTAACTGTTAAAAATGGTAGATCATTTCTATTGAGAGGAGAAGTTACTAAAGCACTATATCCATCTGGCATTTGTATTCCCCAATTAGGCCACCAATGAAAATGCTTTTTGCTATATCCATGAGGATATTCAAACTGTGGCATGCTACTTCTTGCTTCACAAAAATCTTTATATTTTGGATCAATAATTACATGTGGCTCTCCATCATACTGGGCAAACATTATGTCTGTCGGAGTTCTTAAAACATATCCTGTTGAAAAAACATCTAGGAGTGCTGGACAAGATTTAAACCCTAAAGATTTTTCTAGCTCATCATCTTTATTGTATGCTGCCATTATTGGATCTCCGTTATCATCAACCCAATATTTTGTTGCATCTTTCCACCAATTTGGCATAAAATTTTTAGCTGGCCCTGGCTCTAAAGACTTGTGCTCATTTTCATTATTATAAGGTCTTGCAGAACCAAATTTAATTTTTGGCATTATTTACCACCTTAAGTTTTAAACTTTTAACTTCATGTTTACCCAATTTATTTCCTAAATAATCTACAGCATCACGATAAAAATTAGTCCACTTGTTTTCTTCTGCAAGCTTTGCAACATATTTAATATGTTCTGTTTCATTATATTGATCTGCATATGGAGAAATAGGCATAGTGTTTTTATTTAGCATCTCTATTTCTGAAAGCTCGATTTCGCCAAGTGACACTGGTATTACTGATATTACTGGGTGTCCTGCTGGAATTGTAATTGGAGTATACGGCTTAGTTATTCTCCACGCTACTGGAAATTCTGCAGTATAAAAAGAAGTGCTTATTGCTGTTGTAAAAGGTTGAGCCCCATCTAAAAAGTAATTAGGGGCTGGCATTCCAAGTAGGCTAACATTTTCTTCAGTTTTAAAAATTAATCCTGTTTTAAAACTTATAGTTGCATTAGCTCTTTCTGTGTAGCAATATTTATGTCCAGCAAGAATTTTTACGTGATCTTTACTAGAATCTGATTTTCCATCCCAAACAAAAGTTATGTCTTCTGGAAAAGATAATGACCAACCAAGAGTATTTGTTAAAGTTACTGGGAAACAAGTATACGCATGTCTGTCATATGTTTGCTCCATCCACTCACGTTTTGCCTGTAAAGGAGACAATGTAGCAGCATCTTCAGAAGAAACATAAGCTTTTATTTTATACATAACCTTCTGTATATCTCTTTTCAATATCACGATAGTCTGGCGTATGTGGAGCTTCTAGATAATCTAGCATAGTAACAATTGAATATTTTGTTCCGCTTGTTACTGGCATTGCTGCATGAGAATAAATATAAGAAGACGGGAATAAATAAAGATCTCCTGCTTTTGGTTTAATCTTTAAGTTAAACTTATCAAAGAAGAGCTCTCCGCCTTCGTAATCATCATTAATATATCCAACAGAAGAAAGCACACAAATGTAGGAGTATCCGTGATCTGAATGAACCTGGAAGTGTTGGTTTGGTCCATACTTAACAAAGTTAAATGACTCCCAATAGTTTAATGGGGCAAGTCCAAAAGCATTACGATATTCTTCAACTGGCTTTAGCTGTGCTTTATAAGAGTCTTCCCAAATTTTTTCTAACTCTATTTCGGCCTCTTTTTTATTGTCTTTATTAACATACTGCATTGATAGCATTAGACTGTCATCGCTATTTCTTTTAATTTTAAAATCGTGTGCATCTCTATATTTTAAATCTGTATGTGCATAACCAGTTTGAGACTGATTCCACTTATATTTACCTTCGCTCTTACTTAAAGAATTTTCTAGTCTGTTTACAAGGTCCATTTCTTTTGTAAAAACATCTCTATATACAACAATTCCGTAATGTAAGTACTCTGCATTTGGAGAAAACATTATTTTATACCATACTTTCTATCTATATATTCTTCATACTCTACAGTATGAGTGTCATCATTATAATCTAGCATTGTTACAAATGAATATTTAGTTCCCGACCTTACTGGCATTGCTACGTGGGAAAACAAATAGGTAGAAGGAAATATGTATAAGTCCCCTGCCTTTGGTTTTTCAAAAATCTTTAATTTTGGAAAAGCTAATTCTCCTCCAACATAGTCGTCATTTGGATAAGATACTAATGAAACTGTAGATATATATGACCATCCATGATCTGCATGCTCTTTAAAATATTGTCCTGGACCATATTTAACAACATTAGTCCATTCCCAAAAACCCATTTTTATTTGGTAATAATCGCAATATGCATCTACATAAGGCTTTTGAGATTCATAAAGATGTTTATATATATTATGATCTTTTCCTAAATCGCTTAGCTTAAAATCATAACAGTCTCTATATTCTATATCTGTTTCTTCTAGTCCTACTTGAGCTTTAGCCCAAGAGCAATCCCCTTTTGATACGGCTTTTTCAATTTCATTTATTACATCAAATGACTTATCAAAAACATTTTCAAATTTCCATATACCTGGGAATATTTCTATTTTATTCATATTCCTACTTTAGCATTTAATATCTAGTTAGTCAACATATGGATGGGGCATCCATTGTATGCAAGCATACCTCCAGCAATAATCATGCCGTATGGCTCTCTATAGAAAAGAATTGTATTTGTTTTCTCTTTTATAATATTTAAACTAGTTATTGGAACAATATTGATAGATTCATCTGAGTAAATAACTAAAGAATCTCCTACAGATAAGTTTTCAACTGTAACAATAACATATTTATTATTTTTATAAATTAAAACATCTTCTTTTAATGAAAATCTCTTATCTTGATCATCGTTAATAACCATAGTTTTATTATGAGATTCAGTTAAAATATTAGTTATTTTAGAATTTAATAGTTTATGATTTTTTAACTCATTAACTGACCATGAATTTACTATTTCTGAACATTCTGCTGTAACTACTCCAAACGAACAATTGTCTGCTCCGTATGTTATATCGTCAAAGTCTAGCGTAGCTAGTGTGTCTCCTATAACAATATCTTTTGCTTTCTTGTACCCGTCCGTTGTGAGTACAGGAGTATCCTCCTGAATACAAAATCTTGGTGGGCTAAAGAATCTTGGTGGGCTAAAGAATCTTGGTGGGCTAAAGAATCCTGGAGGACCAAAGAAACGTGGTGGGCTAAAGAATCTTGGTGGGCTAAAGAATCCTGGAGGACCAAAGAACCCTGGTGGGCCGAAGAAACGTGGTGGTGCAAAGAATCCTGGAGGACCAAAGAACCCTGGTGGGCCGAAGAAGAACGGTGGGCCGAAGAAGCGTGGTGGGCTAAAAAACGCTGGCGGGGCAAAGAACCCTGGTGGGCTAAAGAATCCTGGAGGACCAAAGAATGCTGGGGGTCCAAAGAAAAACGGTGGGCCAAAGAATCCTGGAGGGGCAAAGAACCCTGGAGGAGAAAAGAAACGTGGTGGTGCAAAGAAGCGTGGTGGTGCAAAGAAATCTGGTGGCGTAAAGAAAAGAGGTGGAACGAAGAAAGTTGGTGGCAAGAAAAATGCTGGTGGGGCAAAGAATCCTGGTGGGCCGAAGAATGACGGTGGGCTAAAGAATGTTGTTACTTGATTTGTTGTAGCTCCAACAGAAGTTCCGTTAGCATTAATTGCTACTACTGTATAAGACTGTGAAGTTCCACCAACCTCTGAGATTGTGTATGGTGATGTTACGTTATTATAAACTGGACCTGGTGTTCCATCTGAAGGTGGCTGAGTGTTTGGATCACTAGATGTAATTCTATAACTAGAAATAGCTTTTCCACCGTCATTTGCTGGTGCTGTCCAAGATACAACATCTTGATCTGCTACAGTTGACGAAACTGCTGGAGTTCTTGGAATACCAGGAACTGTAGTTGCTAAAATTTGATTTGAAGATACAGATTCATCTGAGTTACCATTAGCATTTGTTGCTAAAACTTTAAAAGTATAATTAACATTACTTTGAAGTCCTACAACTGTAATTGGGCTTGCCGATCCTTCACCAGTAAAACTTCCTGGAGTAGATCTTACTGTAAAGCTTGTTGGAACAGTACTTAATGGATCTACTGTAAAGCTTACTGTTGCGGCTCCATTATTAAAAAGTCTATTTGTTCCAACATCTGTTGCTACAGGGTTAAGTGGTGGCAACGGCTTTTCAAAATCGCCTGCTGCTGCTGACTTCTTACCAGATTTCTTTCCCACTTATACTCCTAAGCCGTAAGATCTCCGAATACTAACCATGTGTTAGCATCCCGTTTTAATAGAGTGGCAATTGACCACTGACTTCTTATTTTTAATCCTGGGGTAGCATTAAGATTAACTCCAAAAGCACTACCTATAGTAATTTGACCAGAATTGGTTTGAATAACATCTATAGTTGTTCCTATTGGAAATGTTAGAGAAGGTGTGTCTGCTGGAATAGTTAGTGTTCCAGCAACCTTTAATGACATTTCAATTATAGAGTCTCTTTCGTCTAAAGAAGAAAGAGTATAATTTGAATAAACCTTATTTATTTTAGTAATAGAAGGAACGCCTTGTTTAGACTGAGGTCCATCTGAAAAATTTAATGTTCCATTACCAGTATTCATAGTTCCAGTAAGGTTAACAGTTCCGCCTAGTGTGGCGGAACCATTAACACCAAATTCTTCTGCTACCGACAGAGTTTTTACTGATAGTTCAGCGTTATAAGGTATTTTTACTTTTTGTACAGACATTTAAGTCTCCTCCTTATTCTTTTACGCTGATGCTTCTGTCCAAGATAGACGAGAGTAAACGCTAGCAGTTGACCCTCCGAGGTTTGTTGCTGTAATTGTTAGAACGTCTGGACCGTCTGGATAAATACCAGAAGTTGTTACGGTTCCTCCTCCACCCAAGATAGAGTTTCCTAGATCTCTAAGTGTACTTAGGTCAACTGAGTTTGTTCCAGTGGTAAAGAATCCACCAGTAACTTCTCCGCCAGAAACTGTTGAGCTTTGACCAGAATAGTCTGCAATTTGTGCAAGAGATGAGTTGACTGCGCCTGTTACGTTACCAACTGCATTTGTCCATGTTAATGACTGTGATGGTGTTCCATTAAGTATTGCCTGTACCAGAATTGTTGAACCTGATGATACAGATACGTCAAGGGCCCTCATGGCAAGCTGCATTCTATTTACAATTTCACGAGCACCAAAGTTTGCAGCAATTCCGTTATCTGCAGAAGGTGCTACACGAATTGAAAGAAGTGCTCTTGTTGCTCCTGATGGAACTGAAGTTGCAGTTCTCTGTCCATATGTAAAGATAAGTGACTTATCTTCATCATACTGTCCGTCCATAATAACTGATGTTCCCCAGTGTGAAATAGTTGCTGCAAATGTTGGGAAAGCTAACTCAACACATGCTGGTGATTGTGCGTCATAGGTAAACTGTAGAGGAACATCTGATCCCATTGGAACTGCTGAGAAAGCAGAGTTAGCTGCAGCTACTGGCTGGCTAAATGTAATTGCTCCTGTATCGTAGTTAATTGCAGATACAAAAGTCTCATCTGGATACTCTGACCCAACGACTCTCATACCAACCTGAATTTTTGCTGTATCAGCACCAAGTGTAATATTTCCTCTATTTTGTCCGCTTCCAATAGTAATTGCTACGTTTTGTGCTCCAAGCTTTGCACGAGTTAAACCAGTAAATGATGTTGCTGTTTTACCAGAATAATTTACATACTCAACCTGTGTTGTATTTCTAACAACCAAGGTTCCAGAGCTAGGGAATCTTGATGTATCTTTTACTGGCAAAGATGTGCCAGTAGTCAATACTGTATCTGTTAGGCTTGTAAAAGGAGGGTTTGTAGTTGAAGAATATCTACCTGGAAGGTTACCAGAGCGCATATACGCTTCAGTGTTAACGTTATTGTTTTGCATTCTGTGCAAATAAATAATGTTACCCTTTGGACCTCTTACACCCCAACGGATAAATCCTGCTCCATACCATGTATAGTCGATATAGAACATCTGCATCTTAGAAAGGTCCATTGTATATTGTGAAGGTCCTGTTCCATCTGCCTTGTCCATGTTAAATTGATCTTGAGGAACTCTTGTATCAATTGTCTTTGAGTAAATACATAGTGAAGCTGTTGCTCCTCTATATGCAGGAGAAATATTCATTTCAATATCATTTGTAATCGAAGTAATTCTGTAAGATTGTCCTCTAATTACAATTGTATCTCCTGGAATTAACTGCTTGCTAAAATATGTTGGTTGTTCGCTAAGTGACTGAACAACAACGTCTGAACCGTTAGTTACGTTAATTCTTCCAGAAAGTTGAGTTGTTGAGCTTCTACGAACTGCATAAAGCTTTGTTCCGTCATACTCAAAAAATACTCCGTTTTGCTCATCAAACATACCAAGTCTATTTTGACATCCGTACCATGCTTCAATAGAAGCAAACACGTTGCCAGTTGCAATAGTGCTTGATGGTGTAGATAGAGCTGTATATGAGAACCTATTGTATCCTAGAATATCGTTTACCACGAATGTTCCATTGTATGCTGATTGATCAGCACCACCAATTTTTACTATAGTTCCTGGCTGGATACAGTGCTTTTCTTTTGTAACAACAGTTACAGTTGTTCCAGATGAAGTAATTGAGTCAATACCTGCGTATGGCTTTAGAATTGTTCCTGAAGACATTTGAATGCCCTTACCAGATTGATATCTAAAGTAACGTCTTGTTTGACGATATGCTTCTCCGTAGTTAGAACCAGCTTGAGTACCAAAAATTACTCCGCCGTCTGCTGGTCTATGCAAGAAAACACCTTGAGGTCTAACATAAATTTCTGTTGGCCCTCCTAGTGTTCCTGTTGGAACGTTATTTGCGTAATACACAAACTGTGTTGGGCTAAGAACTGTTGCAACAACAAAGTTACCGTTTGGTGGATTTGTTGTAGCTGTTGATCCCTTAACAACAATTTCGTTTCCAATTGCTAGTCCGTGGTCTACTGTAGTAGTAACGTTAATTCTATTAGTAGAATAGGTTAATGCTGGAATAAATCCAATTCTTGCGCCACTAAATACTGTAGCTCTATAAATTGCTGTTTTATTTGTGTCTAAAATATTTGTTAGGTTAGCTTGGCTATTTTTTGAAGAAGCTGTATAAGTGAATGTATTTGTTCCTCCACCAGACTCCACAACAAAGTTACCGTTTGCTGCTGGAGCAAATGTATCTTGTACAGAAATAGGGTCTCCGTTATTTGGACCAACTCCTGAAGTTAATGATACGGTTACAACGTTTGTTCCCAAGCCGTAAGTAATTGATCCAATATTTGCAATTGGAGTTGGAGATGCGTAAGCAAAAGGCTTGTTGTTATAGAGAGCTAAGTTTTCCCACTTTGAAATCTGTGTTCCATATTCAAAGTCTGTATCAATAAGAGCTTGTGGCTGAGTTACTCTAAGCTTATTTGTTGGATCCAACATTGTTTCTGATGGAGTAAATGATTCATCCACCTCATCCAATGTGATTGAAATTTTATCTGTAGACAACATCGCTGCTGTATTATATGCAAAAACGATGGTCGTGGTCTCGACACCATTTGCCTCTAATGAAACATAAGATGTTGCATTAAGTGAAGGGTCAGAGAAGTTATAAATTACCTGATTTTGGGTAACGTTTGTAATTAAAAGCAGTCTCTCTCGTGGGATTGCCTTTGGAATCACCAAAGTCTTAGTCGATGGTGTAAATGTATAATGTGTTTCTACTAAAATTTTTCTTGCCATGTGCTTACGCTCCTAATAATATATCTATTGGTCTAAACGGATACTTTGATTTGGTTATAGAGTTAGTGGCGGGTCCGCCCATAACTCTACCGTCAAATGTAGATCCTCTTGGTACAGGTTCTCCAAAGTTCAGATAACCCTGAGAGTCTACAAAAAAACCTTCTTGAGGTATCGGAGATAACCAATGATTATCTTGATTTCCTAGTATTTGAATTATACCATTAATGCTTATTAAAAGCCTAAGAGGGTTGGTTATGTTTACTACAGTATTATTGAATTTTGGCTGGAACCTTTGTTCTGCGCCGTTAAATTGGCTAGTCAAATTATCTAAAGGTATAATATCCTGGGCATATGAGTCAACGTATGCTTTATTTACGGCATCTGTTGGATTTACTGGAGATGGAACTGTTACTGTTCCAGTAAATGTTGGAGAAGCTTTTGGAGCCTTTAAATTCAGGTCGCTAACCAAACCTGAAATCTTAGATTGATCAATTGCGGCTGATGCGCTAATTTTATCATTTGTAATTGCATTTGCTGCAATCATTGCTTCTGTAATAGTTGAATTTGGAAGAATTACTGTACCAGTAAATGTAGGTGAGGCAAGTGGTGCCTTTAATCCTAGGGCTGTTGTTACTGTTCCAGCAAAATTTGCATCATCATTAATTGCTGCTGCCAACTCATTTAATGTATCTAAGGCTGCTGGAGCACCATTAAGCAAATCATTTATTTCAAAATGTACGTATTCTGTTGTAGCAATTTGTGTAGTTGTAGTTCCTGGTGCTGCTGTTGGAGCAGTAGGAATTCCACTAAGAGCTGGAGAAGATAAAGAAGCCTTTAAATCAATTTGCCCCTGAACAGAGCTAGTAATTGATGATAAATGTGTCAAATCTATTATTGAAGAATTTGATAAAGATATTGATGTTGGAAGAGTTACGCTACCAGTAAAAACTGGATCTTCTGATGGAGCCTTTAATGATAAATCTGAAACTAAATTAGTTATCTTAGACTGATCAATTCCTCCAAATATTTTTTCATTTGTTACTGCGTCATTAATAATTTTTGCAGTACCTACTGAATTATCTGTTGGAACTCTTGTGTCAGAAAGCCTTACATCATTAGTATATACTAAGTTTGCTGTATTTGTTATTCCGTGAACATTTGTTGTTACATCATTATGTGTTGAAATTGCTGAAGTTGTAAATGAGTTTGCTGCACCTTCTGTAATTCCAGCTTGAGTAGATATAGCATTTCCAACATATTCTTGTGTTGTCAAAAGAGAAGTATCTACAATTCCGTGTACCCCTAGAGTATCTGAGTTATGTACAGATATTGCAGCATCTACAGAAGAATTAGTTGCAAGTACGCTTGTGTCTGCTATTCCATGAACTGAAGTTGTATCATTTTGATGTGCAGTTATATCTGAAGCTATTCTGCTATTTCTAGCAATTACTTCTTGAGCTATACCATAATCTGTATACTGTTTTAATGAAGCATCTAGTGTAGATAAATCTGTTGCAATTGATAGATCTAATTCTTGAATTTCAGCATCAGTGTAAGCTTTATCTGTAACGCTAGCCTGTGCAACTTGTGTATCAACATAAGATGTTGTTGCTAAAAGAGCAGTGTTTGCAATTCCGTGAATATTTGTTGTGTCTGCTTCGTGAGATGCAAGAGCTGTGGCTGCTGCAGTTTCGGCAGCAGAGACATCTGACTGATATGCAAGTTGTGATGTATCTGTAATTCCATGTATATTTGTTGTGTCTGCTTCATGAATTGCTAAATTTAAAGCGGCTGAGCTTGATGCTGTAGCTATATCAGCGCTTAATGTTGTACCTTGTGCAGTTAATTGTGTTTGAGTAACTAACTGTGCTGTATCTGCAATACCGTGAACTGCTGTAGTATCATTGTGATGAGCTGAAACTGCTGTTGCAATTGCTGTTGCAGTTGATGTTTCAGATATTGTTATTGCAGCTGTTAATTCAGATTCAGTTACTAAATCGGCAGTGCTTAATATTCCATGAACGCCTGTAGTTTCATTATTATGATTATTAATTTCTACTGCAAGATTCTGAGCTACGTAGTTTTGTGATGCAATAGGATTATATGCATTTCCATTTTCAAATACTTTCCATTGGTCTACTGTTTCATCCCAAACTATTCCTGCATCTGTAGAAGTTCCTCTTTCAACAATAATTCCATAGTTTGTTCCTGGTTGAGGAGCGGTGGCTGGATCATGATCTGAATTTAATATTACACTATTTTGAGCTAAAACATTTCCGTCATTATCTAATTTTACTGCACCACCAGGAGCATCTAATTGACTTAGTGGAATATAATCACCTAAGTTATTTTGTAGTCCATCTGGAGTAACTGTAACATATTCAAGCTGTGCCCAAGTAGAGGTTCCGTCACCAATCTTTATTTGAAGTGTATCTGTTTCAAATCCAATTTCACCATTTCGTAAAACTTCTGAGGCTAAAAATGATGAAGACTGCTTTTGTGTAATTTTTCCTAAATTATCTTTATTAATATTTAATACAGAGTTAGAAGTAAGTACTGGAACCTCATCAATCATATAAGATCTTCCAGCATGGATATCAATATTTTCGGAAGATGTCCATGCGTCTGAAGTGTTATACCAATAAATATGTTTTTCTGTATCACCCTTAAGAGCAATACCTCCGCCATCTGCAGTTGCATCTGTTGGGTTTGCTATGTCTCCAAGCTCAATGAATTTATCATCTACAGATAGAGTTGATGAGTTAATTGTTGTTGTTGTACCATTAACTGTTAAATTACCCATTATCTCTAGATTATTTCCAACATGTAGGTTATTTGTTACAGTTACGTCAGAAGGTAATCCTATTTGAACAGAAGCTGTTTCTGAGCCAGAACCTGTAACCTCAATTTCATTTGTTGTTCCAGTAATTGTTGCTACATAATTTCCAGATGTGTCTGTTCCAAGAGATATGGAGTTCGGCTCTATTGTTGTTGAAATTTCAACATTTCCTAGGTTTGTCATTGTTGCAGAGCCAGTAACATCACCAGTTAAAGTAATTGTTGGGTCTGCTACATTAAAATCAATTTTGCCATCTATATCATTATACGTTACAGAAATTCCTGATTCTGTATTAGAATCAATCATGCCACCTACAATATCTTGTACACGTTCAGTATTTAATGTAACATTTCCTTGTGCAACAGTAAAGTCTGTTTGATCAAAAGAGGCCACACCTTTATTTGTAGAAGTTGCATCTTCTGCAGAAACGTTAATTGTGTTGTTTGTAACCAACACATCAATTCCTTCTCCGCCTTCAACTGTTAAAAAGTCTGTTAGTAAATTAACTGTGTCTGAACCAGTGTCTCCAGCTATTGAAAGATTTGTTGCTACATCTGTTTCTCCTGCTGCTGTTAATCTACCTTGATTATCTACAGTAAAAGTAGGAATCTTAGTTGTAGATCCATAAGATCCAGCATTAACAGTAGTATTATCTAAATCTATTGTTATTATATTATTAACATCATCATAATTTTTTGAAAGAGCAACACCAGCGTTTAGAGATGTATTTACTGCATCTTGTGCAAGCTCTGTAATGTCTGATAAATTAGCTTTTAGCGCAAGTGCGTCTATGGCAGCTGTAGATAATGGCTTATTAATATCTGAAGTATTATCAACATTTGCAAGGCCAACGTCTGATTTAACAATTCCAGTTGGTGTAGTTATAACTGGAGACATAATTGTTTTATTTAATAAAGTTTGTGATCCGTCATCAGTAATTAATTTTGCAGTATTAGCTATACCATGGACATTAGTTGTATCAGCTTCATGGCTAGCTAGATTTGTTGCAACATTATTAAAAAATGCTGGATCATCATTTATGGCTGCTGCAAGCTCATTTAAAGTATCAAGAACTCCAGGAGCCCCGTCAATTAAATTATCTACAGCAGTTTTAACAAACTCTGTTGTTGCAACTTGAGTAGTATTAGTTCCAGCAGTTGCTGTTGGAGCTGTCGGAATTCCTGTTAAAATTGGAGAAGCTAAAGTTTTATTAGAAAGTGTTTGTGTTCCAGTAGTTGTTATTAAAATACTTGTATCTGGAATACCGTGAATATTTGTGGTATCTGCTTCGTGAGAAGCTAAATTTGCTGCAACTGATGCAAAGAAGTTGGGGTCATCTCCAATAGCGGCAGCTAATTCATTAAGAGTGTTAAGTAGCTCTGGGGCAGTGTCTAAAACTGCAGCTAATGAGTCATCTACATATTGCTTATTTGCAATTACTGAAGTATCAACAGATACTGTAATAGTATTTGCTGCATCATTGTATACTTTTGTAATGCCATTACCAGCAGTAAGTGCTTGATTTACAGCATCTTGAGAAAGCTCTGTAAGCTCAGAAGGTAATACGTTAACATATGGTCTGCTTGACCAAGTGGATGACCCGTCACCAATTTTAAAGCGTAGTGAGTCTGTTTCAATTCCAACTTCTCCAGCTCTTAATATTGGATTTACTGAACTCCAATTTGCTGCAGTGTCTCTACGTAATTGAATTCTAATTGCCACTTGCACTACCTCCGTCTATATAATCTTCTATAAAGTTTGCGTTTACATTAGAGCTATCTGCAATAACTCTATCTTCATCTACATAATCTCCGTAAGAAACTTCATCAACTATGCCGTCTATTCCGTGAGTGTGCTCAAGTATTTCTTTTGGACCAGCCACATCATACCAAACAACTCCATTATACGCCTTTATAGTTTGTTCATTTAAGTTGTAATAGATTTGACCAACTGAAGGACTAGCTGGTGGCGCATCTAGCGTTGCCAACTGAATCGGAGTTAGAAATCTTTTTGCCATTATCCTATAATTACTACCTTAAAGGCTTGCGCTGGTGGTGGTGAAGCAAAGGATACTGTTACAATGTTATCTGATGTTCTAACAACATCAGCCTCAACCGTATCATATGTTCCTGCATCATAAACCTGAACAGAAACTTCTCTTGTTCCCAGATTGTGTGTAATTGGCCAGTTTAATTCAGTTCCGTCACCAATTTGAGATACAAATTTTCTTGTAATAGCATGCTGTGGGCCATTGACTAATCCAATTTCCCAACGATTAGATGTTTCATTCCATGTAAACAAAGCATCTTCTTCAGACCCTCTATGTACAATTAATCCAGCATCAACTGTTGGCGCTTGGTTTTCTGGCATATCGCTGTTAAGGTTAATCTTATTATCAGAGATATTTACCTGTGTAGTATTAATTGAGTTAATAGAACCTTGAACATTTAGGCTACCGTTAATTTGTACATTTGCACCGAATGTTGCATCGCCTGTAGCACCAAAGGTTCCACCTACTGTTGCGTCTCCAGTTACTGTTAAATCATCTCCAACAGAAAGGTCTGCGCCTAGAGTTACATTTCCAGTTACTCCTAATGTAGAGTCAAACTGTGCTGCTCCGACTACATCTAGTGTTGAATTTAAATCGGTTGTTCCACCTACAACAAGGTTCGTTGATATGTCTGCGCTTCCATTAATATCAACTGCATTATTTACTGTAAGCTGTCCACCTACTGTTGCGGCTCCGTCTACATTTAATGTGCTGTCTAAATCTACTGCACCAGTTACATGTAAAGTGTCATCTACTGTTGTTGCTCCATTTAGAGTAGATGTTCCAGTTACTGTTACGTTTCCACCAACGCTAAGGTCTGATGAAGCACCAGATAAAGTTACATCTCCAGCAATTGTTGTATTTGCATTAATTGCTACAGCACCATTTAGAGTTGTTCCTCCAGTTACAGTTACTGTTGATCCAAGTGTGGTTGCACCATCTACATGTAGGGTGCTATTTAATTCTGTATGTCCATCTACAGTTAAAGTATTATTTAAATTTGCTGCTCCAGTTACTTCAAGTGTTCCAGAAACGTCTGCATTGCCTGAAAGCTCTACGTTAGAAGCATTAATATTTGTTACGTTTAATTGTGTTGGCAGTGATAGTGTAGCATCTCCATTTGCTGCTTTTGATACAGTAATTTGATTTGCTGTTCCAATAATATCTGCTACATCGTGAGTATGGTCTGCTCGTGCAACATACATGGATGAACCATGGTTGACCGCCTGTCCAAATTTAATTCTGGTAGTATAGTTGCTATCTCCAAAATCACCTGATGCTGTTAGCCACTCTGTTCCATTCCAGAAATACAGAAGATTGTCAGCGTTGTTGTAATAAATCTGACCAGTTACTGGACTAGATGGCGGGGTACTTAAATTTTGAATACGAGCATTTAACAACTCATTTTTATTGAGGTTAATACTCGTTACGAATAATCTTGCCATTTACTTCTCCTTAAGACAGATATGCTGTCCCTGAAAATGGTTGAGCCATTGTCAGCGTTATTTTATTAATACTATTATAGTCTATTCCTGTTTCTAATATATCTCCAGAACTAGCTTTTACTGTTACGTTTGGGTTGTATCCTAGGTTATGAGAAATTTCTACAGAATATATGCCATCTACTGGACCAGTTACTTGACCTATTGCAAATGGGTAGGTCATTGTCATTGTGCTTAATAGATAGTTAGTAGAGTTTGCCCAAGTTAGGTCTGAAAGCTTTGGCCCATAAAATCTAGTAGTATTTTTATCGTAGTAAAAATCTCCTTCTAGACCAAGGTTGTCTGCTGGTGCACCTTCTCCGTTGAGAATGGTTTTTCCTCTTGGTCCTTGTGGGCCAGGAGAAGAAATTTTAACAGCATTTATATTTTCTTTTACAACAACAAGGTTTGTTTCTTCGTTTACGATTACTTTTTCGGCCATTAAATAGTTACACTCCTACTCAGCGTCATATATCCTTCTAGCAGCTTAATCTTATTAGCGTTAGAATCAGTAAGCATAATGTCATACTCTGATTTTGGATAAAATAGTTTATTTGTTTGAGTAGGAGTTATTTTAATAGTTAGCTTACCAAGTAGTGGATCTATTGTAATTCCACCGCCTGGTGAGGTTAAAGAAAATGCCAACTTTTGTCCGCCTTTAGAATCACGGACCTGCATTTTAGCACTTGCCCCAGTTAAGTTTATGGGTAAGTTATTATTGTCTTTATATTCAACAATAAATGTAAAAGTAGCATTTTGATCTACTTCGAAATTTTTTTGCCCTGCCATTTGCTAGTACTCCTAAATAGGAAAACTCCTATGCTTATTTTAGCACAGGAGTCATCCTAATCGTCTTTAATTACTTCTTAGTCTTGAAACCAAATTCTTGATTACTTGGGCTAAGAGCCTTCAAAATTACTGGAGCAACGGCTGCGATGCCACCCATCAACAAATCCTTTGGATTTGTGTTTCCAGTCATGTACAAAGCAATTGCGGCTGAAAGAAATGCTCTTGCATATGTTCCTAGCGCTGCTAAAATTTCCTCTGTCATTGTAACCTTTCCGTCCTTATTTAGATCTCTATTCATTTGATCATCTCCAATTTTGGGCCCTGTGCCCAGAATTTTGAGGGTATTTCCCCCAATATTATTATTTTACCATTAAGCAGAAATATCTACAAGTTCGCAATTTCCATCTGAAGAGCATGCAAGTGTAGCATTTGTAGAAGTTCCGTCTTCTGTCTCATAAAATGATAAATCTTCCCAACGAATATCTGAAGGCATTTTTGCCAACAACTCTAAGTATTCTTCTTCTGTAACCTCTTGATATGGGGCTTGCTTATAAGAATGATCTGAGTGTGGCAAGAATGAGATTCCAGAGACTTCATCAAAATGCTTGTAAACCCATGCACCTACCTCCATCCACTCTTCTTCTTTTACAGAAACTGTAATAGATGGCTTATGCTCACACCATGCACGTTGGTAAACCAACCAAGTATTCAAGTGGTCTAGTGCAGTTAAATCGTTTCTAACAATAGCACCTTCTGGAGCCTTTACTGGAAATGAAAATACGTATGTATCATTTGGCTTCATAACATCGTCTTCTACTGGAATTCCAACTTCTTTTAAAAATACAGAAATTGGATCTCCCTTTGAGCCACGGACTGTTCTAATATAGTATGGGGAATGCCATGGATGCATTCCTGAAGATACCCCGACCAATTGGGAAACTGTTCCAGAAGGTTTTACGCATGTAATAGCTGCAGACTCAGGAATCCCAATTTTCCCAGCCTCTTCTTTATTAATTTCACGAGCATACTCACGAAGTCGAGATAATGCATCTTCCAATTTATCAAGACCCTGTTTTCCAGAAAAAAACTTATGTCCGAATTGTCCTGTTAGTGAAACTCCAAGTAGTCTTTCTTCTTCAGTGTTATCCTTCCAAATTTTACGAAGGTATTTAAAATCTGTTAGTGTTGATTGCCATGTACCAAGAATTGTTGCAAGGCGTACTTTATTTGCAACATCTTCATTTGTATCTTTTTCACGTAGTACGACTTCTGAAAGATTACAAAACTGGTAAGGACGTAGGATAATCTCTGAGCATGGGTTAGTTCCATAGTGAATATCTGGATCTCTTCTTCCATACTTGGCTGCTTGGGCTTGAGCTGCGGCCACATTGTATATACCTCGTTCTCCTGACTTTGAATCATAAAGATTCTTCCATTCTGCTATAAACTGCTCCATCTCTGGTTTGCGTGAATATGCAACAGAGTTATTTGAAAGTGCACGTTGAGTATTGTTCTCCCACCAATTACCTGATTTGGCTGCAGCCATTTCAATATCATTAATATTAGAAAGAGAAATCATTGCTGAGCGTCTTACTCCGCCAACTACTACAACTTCTCCAATCTTACACATAATGTCATGTGCTTCAATTGGCTTAAGTTGACGGCCTGCCGCATTCTTAAATTTTGCAATAGTAAAATCAAATAGGTTTATAAGTGGCTGTGGACCAGATGATCTTCCTCCCATAGTCTTAAGACGAGCACCTGCTGGTCTAACTTTAGAAACATCAATTGCTGGAACTTGTCCTGTCCACAAAAGAGCTAGCAGTTCACGATATGCTTTGGCCCAACCTTGTTTTGAATCTTCTACAACAATTACTGTTGTTGTTTTTTCAAACGTCTCTGGGACGGAAGGAAGTTTGTTAACATACTTGTATTCTACAGAAAACCCAACACCTGTTCCACACATAAGGATATACATAGTTTCATCAAATGAGCGTGGTGAATCTACTGGAACAAATGAGCAGTTATATCCTGCAACATTGTCTCTATCTAATGCGGCACCTGCAGTCATTACAGATCTCATAGAAGGCATTACGTTACGATTAAATACAGCATCTTTTAATTCTGTGACTAGGCTTTCTGATGGAACATAGTTATTGTTTACCTTTAGATGATCTAACATAAAGTTAAAATATCTGTCTACTGTTTCGCCCCAAGTTTCACGGCGTCCTTCTTCTGGAATCCATCTCGCATAACGAGACAGAGCAATGAAATTTTCATATGGGTTTGCAATAGTTTTTGACATTTTTTAAATAACACCTTTTCTCCGCCTTGCGGTTCTATAATTTTTAGTTGAAGCTCAATTCTACCAAACTTTAATTCAAAGGGGAAGAGCTTATTTAAATTTTTTAAAAATTGGATCAAAGCTATTCTTAGTCAACTGGATCCAATTATATTCATTATGTATTTCTTCAGATTGTTTATAGTAGTATCCAGAATATGCTTTAAAATTTTGAGTAACATCTCTCATAAGCTCAAGTAGGTGTTGATAGTTTGGTTCATATACTTTACCAGGAAGATTAAAAAATTTTGAATCTTGTAAAGTTGATTTTAAAACAAGTGGTCCTAAAAATTTAAAGTAATGTGCCCATCCACCAGTACATATAGTTGGCATACCAGTAGCTAAGGCTTGAAGCGGTATAAATCCAAATCCCTCACCGTAACTTGGATAAACTAAAACATCGTGATCGTGATACAACCTAACCAATTCTTCTTCAGACATGTCTTCGGTAATAACCTTTATATTATTATACATTTTGTCTGGCAAACCAATTATTTCTTTATCTATAAAATTATTAAAAACTCTTGTTGTGTTTTCTCTATATGCTTTTATAGTTAAACTATACTTTGGGTTATTACCAAATAAAGAAACAAATGCATTCACAACCATCTGTCCCGCTTTTCTAGGAGCTGGCTCGCCAACATGCAAAAATTTAATAACATCAGACTCTTGTCTTTTTTTAGGCTTCCATGCTGGACTAATTCCATGAGGATAAACTTTTACATTTTTCATTCCATTATCTTCAAAAACATTTGCACACCAATCTGATGTAGCCCAGACTTCATCACAATAATTTACCATTGGAAACCATGTTTTTGGAACTACTGTAGATTCCCAAGGTGTATAACTAATTTGGTATTGATTTTTATGAAGTTTATGTTGAAATGGCTGTGCAAAATTTAATTGTACTGGAGCACGGTAATCTTGAAATGGTGTTTGATGCCCTAATTTTTGCAAAGATTGTATAATATTCCAGCTAGCATAGCCATAACCAGTATTTTGAGTTAAGTTAATTTTAGGCGTAGAGAATGATATTTGCATATATTTTTTTAGTTAACTAGGTTGACAGGCTTATCCAATCAATGCTACTATTATAGTTCGTTATCTCTAAAGGAGGAAATGCCAATGGAGAAAATAAAACAACAGGTAAGTGATTTGGCTCATAACCTGGTAACAATAGTAATGATAACATTATTTTTGTTTCCAGTCCAGCCTGCAAATGCCTTAAAAGTAAAACCTTTAGTGAAAACTGAAGCCCAATTAAAGCAAGAAGTCTTAGATAGTTTTAGTAAAGAGATTTACAAGCCATCTGAGATGCTTACAGATCAAGAGTTGCTAACGCTACTTAAGACTGTAGGATTCGAAGGAACAGGCCTTAAGAAAGCCTGGTCAATAGCAAAGCGTGAATCTAATGGAAGACCGCTTGCATATAACGGGAATAAGAAAACTGGAGACAATTCCTATGGAATATTCCAGATAAATATGATCGGAGACTTAGGTCCTGAAAGACTTGAGAAATTCGACCTAAAGAGTAACAAAGAGTTATTCGACCCAGTAACAAACGCAGAGATAACGTACTACATGACCAATGGCGGTATTGATTGGTCAGCTTGGAAGGGTATGACCCCAAAAGCACAGGAATGGCTATTGCAATTCCCGACTGATAACAAGAAGTAGGTCAGATGCAGATACAATACGTATCTAAATATATAGCCTTATCAAGAGAAGGCCTTGTTCCAAGACTCGATTGTCCTCTGGATCAGGGCCTTCTTATGTCTAATGAAGACTTAAATGGTAATATATACTTATACTGCTTATCATGTTCTTATAAAAAAAATATAGGCTTAGATTTTTATGATAAGCTCTGCAAACAGATAAAGGGGTTGTAGTGGCTGCTGGTCCAATTAAAGGAATAACAATAACTCATCCAGAAGTAAGAGAAGCCTTTTTTGAAGAAATAAGATCTTTAGAGCAAGTTGAGGATGTTAAGCCTTACGGAGAATTTGGGTTTTATGTAAAAGTAAAAAATCCTGTAATAAATTATAGACATCAGTTTAATGGAATAATGATTCCTATGGTTGGTGAATTTAATAATAAGCAAGAAGAACATTACGATGGAGCTATACTTACAATACCAATTACAAAAAAATATTTTCACGACATGCTTGAAATTATGCCAATAATTCTTACGCTAAAAGAAAATAATGAAAAATTTAAAGTTGTTTTTAATGCCAGAGAAAGCATGATTACTGAAGATAAAATATATAAAACGTTTTTAATGACTGCTCAACAGGCGAAAGACATAAACACTGAACCTTTGAGATATTGGCTTGATTTTTTAAATTTTTATGAAATTGATTATGAGTGTACAGACTCTAAGTTTAATAAAGTAATATCTGCAGACTCAGCTTATGTATTTTATTATACCGACATGGGATTTGAGCCTGCTAACGACAGTGAGACATATACAACTAACTACATTCATTGGTCAAACAATACTGGGCTATCTGGAGTAAAAAGAGTCTTTCCTACAAGACACGAAAGCTTAGCCTTTAAGCTATCTTATCAAATCATTACATTTGGACAACCTACTTTACTTCTGTACTCAGATTCTTTTGAGATTTTAAAAAGAAATTTTGCCGAAAGCGGTCTTATAAGTAGAACCATTCCTGGAAAAAAAATATTCATAGCTAGAAACACTAAACTCTATAGCGATAGAGCAATTTCAAATACAGATAAATTAAATGACTATATGGAATCTAAAGGATTTGAAATTTTTTATAATGAAGACATTAATATGATGGATCAGATTAAATCTGTTACTGAAGCTGAGTGTATTGTTGGAATAGTTGGAAGTAACTTTTTAAATGCTATGTATGCAGATAAAGGAACCCAACAAATTATATTTTATCCAGACAAAAGTCAGGACTGGTTAATATATTCAAACCAGTCTGCTAGATGGGACCATGAGGTTAAAAATATTTATACAGATAATAACCCTGAAAGCATGATAGAGTATTTAGAAACAACTGAAAGCCCTATAATTAAGAAATGGTTTCAAAATGTGTGAGCCTGAAAAAATAGAATATGAAGGATCTGCAATGTATGTTACAGATGCAATGGGTAGAGAGGTATTTTGGCTAGATGCAGGAAGACCAGAATCAACAGACGAATAGCATAGAAGATAATTTGCCACTAGTAAATTATATTATGCTGCACAGAATATATGACATGCTTACCCTTATTGCAAAAGAGGTTGCTGGTAGCCAAGACGTAGAAAAAATGGTAGAATATCATGAGAAGGGTTACTTATTGGGACCAGTCCCTTCTTACGTCCCTAACAATGAAGAGGAAAATAAATGACAAAAGAACAAGTAGTCTTGCTTATGGTCGAAAAGATTAATAACGATAATCGTTTGGCGGCTGTGAATCAAGAAGGTACTAAACTCGCTGATTTAGAGAAATATATCGAAGAAATGAGACCACAGCTAGAATATATGTGCGGTGGACTTTATGATATATTGGCCTCTAAGGGCGTCATCAATTTTGATGCCTAAACTATTGACATTGTAAAATTATTATTTTACAATTAAGAAGTGCTGGTAGAGCAGAGATGTTCCCAGTATAATGTATAGTAATATACTACATAAACCCAATCGGATCCGCCTCTGGTTGGGTTTTGTGTTTATATGGGTGTATAATTAGGGTATGATTAGAACCAAGCTAGTAACGGCAAATGCGACTCCTGTGGAGCTTAGCTTTCCAGATGAAGTGCAATCTTATTACAAAATAATTATTACAAATTTAAGTGCAAATAAGCATGTACTAGTTGGTGGACCAGATGTATCTTTAACTAAATATGGCATAAGAGTAGAGCACGATCAGCCTCCAGTTACAATAGAGGGTGTGCCTTATAACGATAGGCTATATGCAATATCTGAAGATCCTTTGCAATCAATTTCTGTTGCAGTTATGGTAATAGAATAAAATAGTGCGAAAAAAGTGCGGCGAAAAAAGAAAGGTTTGGGGGTATAATTAAAATATGAGCCCACATCATTTTTCGAAGCAGATGAATAACCCATACTTCCGAACTAAGTATTTTCAGGAAGAGTCTAATACTGCTAAGATAGAGAAGAAAATAGAAGCTCGTATATATAAAATATTAAATGCGCTTAATCCTTTATATTGGATTAAAAAAGTGAAAGTGCGGCGGGAGAAGAAGAACCTAATTTAATCCCATAGGTTCAATTGCTTACCATCAGCAGGTTCAGATAGTAACCTATCACCATATACTGCCTTATATTTAATATTTCCAGTCAATTCGAATAACATTTCCATCAATTTATTACAATCATCATGTCTCCACCAAGTAGAGCACTTTGAATATTCTACATTGGGACATTCTAGCAACTTTTCTAGAATATAGTCTATAAATACTCCAAGGGCCTTTTTAGCCAAGATCTCATCTCCAAGGTAGAAGTTCTTGTTTTCGAGTCTTGAGCTCTCATAGGCCAATCTGAGACGATTTTCCATATATCCCCCCGTTTTATTATTCATATATATCTTAGTCAACTAGAATATATTACTTATTTATCTTTTTAATTTTTCTTAAATGAGTTCTTATTCTATGACAATTAGAACAAACAATCTCACACTTAGATATTTCTTCATCTATTCTTTTCTTAGATAGAGTAGAAACTAGTTCCATTACATTTGCTTGTTTCCGCCCACGTACATGATCAAAATCCATTACGTAGTATGGATATGATTCTTTGCAATCCATACAGGGAGTTTTACTTTTTAATTCTTGAATATATCTAGTCAGAAATGCCTTTTGTTTAGCTACAGAAGACTTTTCTGATTTCATAGCTACATTCTATCATTAGTACTATATATAATAAACCTAGTCGACTGAGATATTTATAGCATGATCTGAACAATAATATATAATTTTGCCTTCTGAAGTTAATTTAGAAGTATATGATAGCTTATCGCAATAAGTACAAAATTTCATAGTTGATTTAACATCGCATCTGTTACTTTATGATCTTTGTAATCTGGATTATCCCAATCTAAATCAATTAATCCATGCATAATACGCCAATCATCACATATTTTCTTAGTTGCAGTAAGTCCTAGTCTATCTGCTCCTGCATCTATCATTGCAAGTGCTGATTCTAATGTTCTAATTCCACCCGCTGCTTTTACTCCAACAGCTGAGCTAACAGAATTTTTCATAATCTCAATATCTTTTAGTGTTGCTCCTCTAGGACCATATCCACTAGATGTCTTTACAAAATCTCCACCTGCTTGCTCTACAAGTTTGCAAGCATCAGCAATCTCATCATCTGTTAGATGTCCAACTTCAATAATTACCTTTAGCACAGAACCTGAACCATTATGAGATCTAGAATCTCCACTTGGCAAAGTAACACCTGGAGCTGTATTAATAACATTATTTAAAGCATTTTTTACAGCTATAATTTCATCTTCTACATACTTAAACTTTTTAGATCTAAATGCACCTATATTCATAACCATATCAGCTTCCTTACACATAAATGTATGCAAATACTGAGCTTCGATTATCTTACTTCTCATTGAGTTTCCGCCATGAGGAAATCCGATAGTGCTTATTATATTACCACCTGGAACAGTTTTTGTTATAGGCAAGTGATGTGGTTTTACAATAGCATACTTAGTTCTGTACCAAGCAGACACTTTAACTTCTTCTATAGCTTCATCATCTGTGTATGAAGGGTTTAATACTGAGTGATCAATTTTACTTGAAAATTGCAAAAATTCTAATTCAGATGCCATATATACCAAATCCAACCAGCTATCCAGATCCAAGAAAATACTAGGACTGCATTCTTCATTTTCTTTAACTTTTTATCCATATTATCCTTATATATTATATATATTAAATATTTGTTATTTGTTGATTTGCTGACCCCCCGACCCCCCTATGGAATTATAACATTATCAAAATTTCACTGTCAAGACTTTAGTAGGGATACTGGGATTTGAACCCAGAATCGTTTGTATATAAGACAAATGCTTTAACCAGATTAAGCTATATCCCCAAAGGATTAGCGTATTCGGTTCCCGCTTTTTAACAATTGTGAGTACATCCACAATCTGGACATTCTCCCCCTGGAGCAGCATTGCAATCATCACACCAATCTGGTGGAGTCTGCTTATATCCTGGGATCTTTTCCATATATCTATTGTACTATATATTTCAGTCAACTACTATTTCATATTTTCTAAAATGTTAATATATTTTTAATTTGTATGATGCTGAACCTAAAACATGTCCGATTTGTCCGATAGTGCGCCCATAATGAGCCTAAATGTGATGTATCTCACTAACTATTTTTTCAAATTGTCCTGAATGTCCGATTTTCGACTTGATATTTGTCAGACCCCCCCTGTATAGTTATAGGTATAAGAAAGAAAGTAACAAGGTGTTACTAAAGAAAGGAGTTCAAATGAACTCACTAAATGTAAGCGTAGTAGTAGAACCTACTCATCCAATGTCCTCTAGTAACACTAAGGATAACAATATCTTCCGTCTTGCTAATGGTAACTACATTAGCCGTATGGCTTATGTCTATATGGTAGCCGATAAGGGTCTAATCTCTCACCGCTACCTATCACCTAGCGAGTCCGCTTGGGTGTTCGCTAATAGAAAGGCTAACTAATATGACTAATCGTATTTGGGAAAGTCGTAACGACTATCACACACCTAGCCACTATGTGGCGTGTTCTAATGGTTGCGGTAGGGTAACCGCTTGGACACTATGCGTAATGTGTGGCGGTAACTACGCTACACACGCCCTAGTCAATGTGAGGTAACTCACACACGACACACCCCCCTATAAGGTTGAAAATGTCAGACCTATAGTGTAGTCTTACAGACATAACAATTAAATAAGAATTAAAGCGTGAGCCTAGCAAATAATCCGAAAGGTGAGCCTAGCAAATAACCGCTTAACAACTAACTAACTACTAACGAAAGAAGAACAGATAATGACAATCACTTACTCAATTTGGCAAGGCTCTCGCCTACTATCTATTGACAATGTAGCCCACGATATAAAGGCTATTGACCACCTAATCGAATCGCTTAACGCTAGCGAACTAGGTAAGAAAACTAAGTTTTCTGCTAATGTAATGACTATCAAGACAGGAGATAATAAGTAATGATGACTAAATGGGATACTATCCAAGCAGATGTAAGCGATGCTTATGTCTATCTTGATGAAGAAGAAATGTATAACAAGGCTCTAGAAGAGGGCTTAATAGAGTTAGGCTCTGATGAGTATGATGAAGATGAGATGTCTAAATCTCTTACACTAGATTGGGAGACATACGAATAATGGAGATTGAAATTACTTGGGATTTCTTATATATAAACTCCGATTTCTTAGGGCTCTATGCTAATATCCCGCTCTATTTGCTTATCGGTATTCCCGCCCTTGTGTGGTCGTGGCGTTTAGCAATGCGAGATAAATCACAGTAAATTAGCGGCGTGTCGGTTTGACAATTGTCAGATCGGCCCGCAGCTTTTTGGGGGCGTTATCCACAGCTTTATACACAGGTGTGGAAATCCCTGGAATTTTGAGCGTAAGTTATCCACATGACCTAAATCACAAAAATAGTTTTGCGACACGCCCGAAAAACGGGTCAAAATGTCAGTGGTCTATGTTAGGATACTAGGTATCAAGATAAAAAAAGAAAGGTGGTCAAAATGACTACACTAAATAAAATCCGAGAGATTACTCTCGAAAATGTAAGTGCCGATGAGGCAAATCTAATTGTCTGCGTTTTTTGCTCAGACTACGCAGGAGAAATTTTCTGCGGAAATTGTAATGAGTATAAAGGAATTATGACACTCGGTGAGTGGTTATCCTACACTCAAGAAAGTTGGGTGGCATAATGTTATCCGATAAAACTTTAGAAAAAATCGTGTTTGAGTATCAACACGGAGGTGTGAAAAACTTTCACCCTGAAATTTCTTTCGCAGAGCGTAAGGCTTTGCTAAAGTATTTATTCTCTATCCCTACTCATAAAGATTGCGAGTGTGTAAAATGAATTTAGAAGAATTCAGAAAACACGTTGAACAACAACGTGAAGCAAGCAAGGCTGAAGCCCTTGCTGTTTTAGCCGCCACTATTAAAAAATAGTGTGATCTAAATCATTTCGACACAACGGCGTGTCGACTTGACACGGCCCGCAAAAGCTATGGGGGCGATTTGTCGTTTATGTCCGATTTACGAAACACCCTAGATCCCTGCGACACGCCCGAGATTTTGTGATTTTTCTCACACGGCTTGAGCGTCTCATTATTTGGAATTACTGGCTAGTAAGTAGAAAATTGTCAGTGGGGTCGTGTATAATTCCAGACATAGAAACAAACGAAAGGACAACTAAATGTCAGCAAAACTCTATACTATCGAAAACCTACTTGTAGGAAAAACTTATCGCTCAAACTCTCGCCACTTTTCAGGTGAGATTATTTCTGCTGAGCCTCGCCCAGCAATTTGGTATGGCGAAAATACCGAAGCATTTTTAATTGAAGTAAATGCTGGCGGTCTGCGAAATAAATTCGCAACTATCGCAGTTAAGGTAGGTGAATAATAATGGGATACATTGAAATTTTTCGCTTAGATGAAAACGGAGCGGGTTGGGTAGATTTATCCGAAGCCACTCCCGATGAAATGCTAACTCTTGAAATTGGTTTATTTCAAGAGGGTGCCCTCTAATTTGTCAGTGCTAACTGATACAATACTAACAACAAAACGAAAGGAAAACTAAATGAGTAAAGTAAAACAATACCTAGAAATTATTTCTGCTGAATGTGATGAATGCGGTGGCGCAGGATTTGTATTTTGGGGAAATGAAAATGA